AGTTTGTAGTACTGCCGCTATCTTAAGTAGATTTTCTGCACTTGCACCTTTGGAATCGCCCCGTTCGATTTTTGAGATTGCAGACTGGTCTACCCCAATAGCTTTTGCCAACGCTTCCTGGGACATTCCTCTCGCCTTTCTTATTTGTTTTAGTCTATCACCGATTGGTGTACCCATGATGCTAACACTTTCTTTATAAGATTAAATGAAATTTGAATACTCATTTTATTATTAATTGATATGAGTATAAGCCTTGACAACAGGTATGAGTAAGAGCATACTTTCACTCATGACATACGCACAACTCATTAAACACTTTGGAACACAGCAGAAAGCCGCTGATGCAATTGGCATTGACCAAACCGCAATCAGCAAATGGAACAAGGCTGCATATATTCCTTTTACACGTCAATTTCAAATTCAAATTATCACTGGCGGAATTTTGCAAGCTGATAAGAAAAAGAAAGCGGCCTGATGTTTCCAAGATTATGCCATTGCATTTTTTTTACAAGTTTCTCAACTGGTTATTTAACGGGTTATTCGATTGGAATTACTTATGACTAGAGAACTACAACTCATTGGCTGCATTGATAACGCGATCTGCTTTGTGCAGGAAAACGCCATAGCGCAATGCAAAACATACAGGCAAGCAGTACGCCTCTCATGGGATTTACGCAAGAACAAGGGCATGACACTACGCACACTAGCAGAAATTACCGATGTTTACCCATCTCATATTTCTGACTACCTGGCGAAAGATGATAAGCCAAGCAGACGCAACCTGAAAGCAGAGGATTTGCACATATGGGCGCAAGCAGTCGGCAATTATGGCGTGCAGCAATGGCTAGCTAAACAAGATCATCTTAACTATCTGGAAGAGATTCAAGCACAGAGGGCAGCAGCTTAATTTTTTTAAGCCTTAACTAACAGCCAAATGATCTCGATTATGAAAAATAACATCAATGAAAAACTGCGTATGTTCGCTAGACCGCTTAGAGGTGAATAAATGAAGCCAATGACCAAAGCATTAAAACTAGCCAGAAAAATACCATCAGGCGCAAAGAATAAAGCTAAATGCAAGGCGGTTCATGCTTGGGTTAAAGCTATTAAAGAAATGCTGGCAAATGGCTAATGTTGTAGCAATGAAATTGGAACAGCCAATAGCAGAATATAACGGTAAGCCTGAAATAGATGATGGGCATACCAAGATCGCTAATGAATTGCTCGATGCAATTATCGGCCATGATTTCTCTAAGCGTCAGCTAAAGATTCTGCTTTTAATCATTCGTAAAACATACGGATGGAATAAATCAGAGGATGACATTGCACGTTCACAAATTACAGAGGCAACAGGTTTAGCTAACCCTCATGTGACTACTGCATTGCAAGAATTACAAGCTGCAAATGTATTAATTATCACTCAAGGCAAGTATGCAAAACGCTACAAAATTAATAAATATTACGATCAATGGCGCGTTACCAATTTGGTAACTATTACCGAAACGGTAATGGTTACGAAACGGTAATTATTACTAAAACGGTAACAGAAGATTACCAAAACGGTAATAACTCGTTACCAAAACAGTACCCACAAAAGACAACTCCAAAAGACAATACAAAAGACATATGTTTTGAGTGCCTAAATTACCTCAATGAAAAAGCAAATAGAAACTACAAACCAGTTAAATCAAATTTAGATTTTATTAAGGCAAGACTTAATGAAGGTTACACAAAAGATGACGTTATTCACGTTATCAATGTAAAGACTTCTCAATGGATTAACGATGTAGCAATGAATCAATATTTAAGACCAGCTACTTTGTTTAACGCCTCTAAATTCTCTCAATATGTTGCAGAAGAAATGCCTAAACCTAAGAAACGCGAGTTAGCACTATGAGCATGATTAAACCTAGAGACTTGTTGCTTAAAGTCAATGAGCTTTATGCTAAAGGCATTGCTAAAGGCCATAGCACTGGATGGGATAACGTAGATCAACACTTCACGGTTAAAGCTGGCGAATTTACCGTAATGACTGGTATGCCTTCACATGGTAAGTCTGAATGGCTGGATAACTTGCTTGTAAATCTTGCAATGAAACATAACTACCGTGTTGCTATTTTCTCACCTGAAAATCACCCGTTAGAACTTCACGTTAGCAAGATTTTAGAGAAATACAATCAGGCTAAGTTTTTTGGCAATAGACGCATGAAGCATGACGAAATGCTGGCAGCTCTCGATGAAATGAACAAGAGCTTTGCATTCTGCGTACCAGCAGAAAACGCTTTTACACCTACGGACATTGTGAACGAGTGCTTACCTTGGCTGGAGCAATCAATTGTACAGCCTCGCATATTGGTTATTGACCCATGGAATGAAATGGATCACTACAGGCCAGCAGGACTTACCGAAACAGAATATATCTCACGCACATTAACCGAGTTAAGACGCGCAGCTAGGGAATACAAAACGCACCTCGTTCTAGTTGCTCATCCTACAAAAATGCAGAAAAACAAAGATGGCGGCTATGACGTACCCAAGCCTTACGACATTAGCGGCTCAAGCCATTGGTTCAATAAAGCTGATAACTGTATTGCGGTATGGCGTGACGTAATGAACGCACCAGAGCGCACAGAAATACACATTCAAAAGGTACGTTTTCAAGGAACTGGCAGGCCAGGAATGATTGAGTTGAGATATGACCGTGAAACCAACACTTACAGCGAGTAATGAATGCTTAAAGTTCGCGCGTGATGTATGGCGTGAGTTTGATTTGAATAACAGCAAAGGTGCAGGAATGACGCTAATTGAAAACGGTGAGATTGTGAAAGAACACGGTAAAGCGACTGATACCAGCGACTTAAAAGTAATGGGTGATATTTTCACCACAGTAGTAAGCAGTAAAAGCGGTGCGCGTAAATCTACTAAATCTACGCCCACCAGTCCACAAACATTAAAAGAGGTAATGTAAATGAACGTTTTAGATTATAGCAAGTTTATTGAAAACAAGAAGCACAGCATAGGGAACTTTGGATTTGATTCATTGTGGATTCCTGACATGGCTTTTGATTTTCAAAAGTTCATCATTGATAAATCATTGAAAAAAGGTCGTATCGGTATTTTTGCAGATACAGGTCTTGGTAAAACATTAATACAGTTAGCAATAGCTAATAACGTTGTATTAAAGACAAATAAAAATGTATTGATTCTTACGCCTCTGGCTGTTGCTTTCCAATTCCTTGATGAAGCACAAAAGATAGGAATTGATGATATTGAACATTCAAAAGATGGCAGATTTACTAAAAAGATAGTCGTGTGTAATTACGAACGTTTACACCATTTTAATGCTAGTGATTTTGAATGTGTAATCCTTGATGAAAGCTCAATACTTAAAAACTTTGATGGAAAAATAAAAGATCAAATTACTACTTTTATTAAAAAAGTACCGTACAGATTTCTATCTACAGCAACACCTAGCCCAAATGATTTTATCGAACTTGGTACATCTAGCGAGGCGCTTGGTTACATGGGCTATATGGACATGCTAACTAAGTTTTTCAAAAGCAATCAAAACTCCGTAGATTCAAATAATCGCAATATCGGTGAAAAGTTTTATTTAAAACCACATGCTGAAAAAGACTTTTTTGCATGGGTAAACCAATGGTCAATCATGGTTAAAAAACCTAGTGATATTGGTTTTAATGATGATGGATATGATCTACCGCAGTTAGTTAAAAAATATCACTCCGTACAAAATCAATCACTGATAGATATTAATGGACAGGTTCAATTATTAACACCTGTTGCTAAGTCTATGACAGAGGTAAGACATGAGCAGCAACAAACAATTAATCCTAGATGTGAATTAGCTGTTGATCTGGCAAAAGATAAAACAAGCGTTTACTGGTGCAACTTTAATGAAGAAAGCGCATTGATTAAATCACTTGATAAAGAAGCGGTTGAGATTATCGGGGCAATGTCAATCGACAAAAAAGAAGACATTTTAATTAACTTTTCTAAAGGCAATATCAAAAGAATTATTACAAAAGCCAAGATGACCAGTATGGGTCTTAACTGGCAGCACTGCAATCATTCTGTATTTTTTCCAACATGGTCTTACGAACAATATTACCAAGCAATCCGTAGATTTTGGAGATTTGGCCAAAAACGAGATGTAACAATTGACATTGTGGCCAGCGATGGTCAAGAGCGCGTATTAGAGGCTTTAGATCAGAAAACACAAAAAGCAATCCAGCTACATCAGAACTTGGTTAATGCAGTGAATCACAGCTTCACTGACATTCGCAGAGAGTTCAAAAATAACGCTCAATTACCAAAATTTATTTAAGGATTAATCATGATTACTAAACAAGAATTTCACGCAGAAAACTATTCAATCTATAACTCTGATTGCATGGAAATTTTACCTAGCTTGCCAGATGAAAGCATTGACTTATCTGTTTACTCTCCACCATTTGCAGGACTTTACAACTATTCAAGTTCAGAGCGTGACTTTTCAAACTGCGAAACAAAAGAACAGTTTTTAGAGCAATACGATTTTTTAGTAGCGCAAATTTCAAGATTAACTAAGCCTGGTCGAATCACAGCAGTACATTGCACAGATGTTTTTGATAACACTTGCAGGCTATGGGATTTCCCGCATGAGGTTATAAAAATTCATGAGAAATACGGTTTTGAATATCGCAACCGTATCACGATTTGGAAAGAGCCTTTAAAGGTGCGTATGCGTACTATGGTTCAGTCATTGATGCATAAGTTTATTGTTGAAGATTCAACAAAATGCTTTACCGCAATGCCTGACTACATGCTGATTTTTACCAAAAAAGGTGACAACAAAGCGCCAGTAAAGCACGAGCATGGATTACTTCGTTATTTTGGTGAAACTCCAGTATTACCAAACATTTTACAGGCTTACAACAATGCCAATGAATCAGATTTTACAGCAGATGAATTATGGCAGCATTTGAATGAAAAATTCATAAATCACACAGATCCAAAATCAAACAAGCTAAGTCACTACATCTGGCAGCGTTACGCCTCTAGCGTATGGGATGACATCCGTATTGATAATGTTTTGCCATTCAGAGATTCAAAAGAAGAGGATGACGAAAAGCACGTACATCCATTACAGCTAGACGTAATCGACAGAATTGTTGAGTTATATAGCAATCCTGGCGAAGTTGTTTTAACTCCATTTATGGGCGTTGGCAGTGAGGTTTATAGCCCTGTCTCGTTGGGTCGTAAAGCGATAGGTATCGAGTTGAAAGATAGCTACTACAAGCAAGCAAATTTAAACATGAAAGAAGCTGAAAAGAGATTTACAGAAACTCCAAAACAAACTCAAGATTTATTCGCGGCATAGGTGAAATATGAAAATGACCGCTAAACAAATAACAATTATTTACAACGAAGTTTTGAAATTTTGCAAAAAGCCGAGAACGGTTAAAGAGGTATCCGAGGCTTTCAACATAAGCATGAATTGTGCAAATTTAAGAATGATTAATTTTTACACAACTGGATTAGTTGTTAAGCATGAGAACAAATTCAGATGGGTAGGGGAGAAGTACGAATATCAAAACCGCGTGTATATGAAAAATGTAATGGGGTGGTAAGCATGAGCAAAAATCTAATGAGCATTACCGTAAAAGGCAACCATAAAACATGGGCGTTCAATTTCTACGCTAACCAAAAATACATTGAGGAGTGGCGCAACGATGGCTTAGAAATAGACATTATTCACAACACTGTGCC